AATGGTTGTTAATGAACTATGCTAAAGAAGGAGATAAGATATTAGATACTCATTTAGGTAGTGGTTCAATAGCAATAGCTTGTCATAATTTAGGATATGATTTAACGGCTTGTGAATTAGATACTGAATACTACAATGCAGCAATAAAAAGAATAGAACAACACAAAGCACAAATAAGAATGTTCTAAAAAAATATAATTCTGTTTATATATTAATAAGTTGATTAAACAAGATATATCAAGATTTAAAACTATGAGTGATAAACACGGAGGAGCTAGACAAGGTGCTGGACGTAAACCAAAGGCAGACGAGATGAAACTAATTGAACGCTTAGATGCTATAATAGACAAAGACGAAGCTATAAGTAAACTAGGGGAACTAGTAGCTAAAGGCGATATGAGAGCCGTACAGCTGTATTTAAGCTATCGTTATGGCAAACCTAAGGAAAGTGTTGATATTAACTCTAGTGAGGGTTTAAACATTAATTTTAGAGATTTAATAAAGTTCGTTGATTAAAGTAAAAAAGAAATATATGCCTATTGTTGAAAGCGACAGTAGGTATTTTATTGTTAGTGGTGGGCGTGGTTCTGGGAAGTCTTTTTCAGTAAACGCCTTACTTGTTATGCTTACATACGAACAAGGGCATACTATATTGTTTACACGATATACATTGACTTCTGCATACATTTCAATTATACCTGAATTTATAGACAAGCTAGAACAGTTTGGTTCAGTAGCAGATTTTCACATTACAAAGGATGAAATAATAAATAAAAAGACAGGAAGCAAAATAATATTTAGAGGGATAAAAACTTCAAGTGGCGACCAGACTGCAAACTTAAAATCTTTACAAGGAATAACAACGTGGGTAGTTGATGAAGCAGAAGAATTGGTGGACGAACAAAAGTTTGATACTATTGATTTATCGGTAAGACAACAAGGTAAACAAAACAGAATTATATTAATACTTAACCCTACAACAAAAGAGCATTTTATATATAGACGTTTCTTTGAAGATAGAGGGGTTCAAGAGGGTAGCAATATAACTAAAGAAAATACTACATACATACACACAACTTATAAGGATAACATAGACAACCTATCTGAAAGCTATATACAACAAATAGAGCAAATGCGAGAACGCAGACCAGAGAAATACAAACAACAAATGTTAGGTTCGTGGCTAAACAAAGCAGAGGGTGTCATATTTAATAATTGGAGCGTTGGAGAATTTAAGCATATAGGCACAAGCGTTTGGGGTCAAGATTATGGATTTGCAGCAGACCCTAGTACATTAGTTGAAGTTAATATAGACAGTTCTAACAAACGAATATATTTAAAAGAATGTTTTTACTTACAAAGATTAACAACTTCACAAATAGCACAGCTAAATTTAAAACACGCTAGAGAGGGTTTAATCATTGGCGATAGTGCCGAGCCAAGACTACTAAGCGAAATAAAAGCAAAGGGTTGTAATGTACGCCCAAGCATAAAAGGACAGGGGAGCGTTACTTATGGAATTAGCTTATTACAAGACTATGACATTATAGTAAGCCCAGATAGCACTAACTTAATTAAAGAACTAAATAACTATTGTTGGTTAGAACGTAAATCAAATACGCCAATAGACAAATGGAACCATTTAATAGATGCGGTTCGTTATGCGGTAGGCTTTCAATTACAAAACCCAAACAGGGGTAAATATACCGTATCTTAAAACTGCACTACATATGTAGGTATTTTCAGTTTATTAGTTACTAAAATAAATTAAAAAAGTTTATATATTAATATGAAAGTAAAATTAAGCATACCAACAACGTTAAACGAAATCACTCTAGGGCAGTACCAAGAGTTTGATAAATTAGATTTAACTAAGGAAGCAGAGGTACAATCTAAGATGATTGAGATATTCTGTAAAGTACCTGTTGAGGTTGTTCGTTCAATGAAAGCTAAAGATATAGCGGACATTTGCACTATTATAAATAATATGTTTGATACAGAACATCAACTTATAAATAGGTTTCAAATGAATGGTAAAGATTACGGATTTATACCAGACTTAGAAAATATGAGTTTTGGTGAATACGTGGACTTAGATACATTTATGGGTGATAACGATAACCTACATAGAGCTATGAATGTTCTATATAGACCTATTGACTTAAAGCAAGGGCAAAGATATACGCTTAAAGAATATGACCCAGATACAAGTGATGAAGCTAAAAATTACCCTTTAGACGCTTGTTTTGGTGCAATGGTTTTTTTTTACAATTTAGGCAAAGACTTATCGACAGTTATTCTGAACTCTTCGAGCAAACAGAACGAGGAGAGCTTAGTGCAATTTCTGGCTTCACAACCAAATGGGGATGGTACAATTCAGTCTATGCACTCGCTGACGGAGATATTACAAAGTTTGAAAATATCACTAAACTAAACGTACACGAGTGTTTGACGTATTTAACATATACAAAAGAAAAAAACGAAATAGAAGCAAGAAATATTAAAAGTAAATTCAAATGAGTTACACAGGAATAAGAGGTTACTATTTATTAACCGAAGCAATTAAAAACGCTTTACTAAGTGATATAAATGTAAACACAGTTACAGAGGGCGACTTATTTGATATTGATTTATCTAAGCAGTCTATATTTCCATTATCTCATTTGATTATAAATAGCGTTACAGCACAAGAAAGCGTTTTGAGGTTTAACATATCTATATTGTCAATGGATATAGTTGATGAAAGCAAAGAACCCACAACGGATATATTTATAGGCAATAATAACGAACAAGACGTACTCAACACGCAATTAGCAGTATTAAATAAGTTGGTTCAAGTTTTAAGGCGTGGCGATTTATATAGCAGTCAATACCAATTAGAAGGCGATGCAAATTTAGAACCTTTTGTAGATAGGTTTGAAAATAAGGTAGCTGGTTGGACTGCAACGTTTGATGTACTTGTAAATAATGATATTGAAATATGTTAGCCGATAAATACCTACAAGACGAATTAAATAAGTTTGCGAAGTATGTTATTCAACAAAGCCGAAGTAATTTATCTAAAAGCGATAGGAACGACACTAAGGCACTTTATAACAGTTTAGGATATGACATAGAGCTAACAGCAAAAGGAGCTGAATTAGGCTTTAATATGGAGCAATACGGAGAATTCCAGGACAAAGGGGTCAGGGGTAAGTCGTCAAGTGCAAAAGCTCCAAACAGTCCGTTTAGGTTTGGAAGTGGCACAGGTAAAAAAGGCGGTTTAACAAATAGTATAAACAAATGGGTTAAACGAAAAAAAATACAATTTAGAGATAAAAAAACAGGACGTTTTCTAAGCTATCAAAGTACAGCGTTTTTAATTTCAAGAAGTATATATCAAAAAGGAATTAAGCCAAGTTTGTTTTTTACGAAACCATTTGTAGCAGCTTTTAAAAGACTACCTGATGAATTGGTTGAGGCGTATTCTTTAGGGTTGGAAAAAGATTTAATAAAATTAACAAAACGATAAAATGGCAAAAATTAATGTAAGAAGTCCTTACTATGTATATTTAAATGAAAGCAATTTAGAAAGTGCAATTTTAAGTCTTTGGATATATACAGGAACACAAGGAGCAAGACCTGTTACACCTACTTATATTTTAAATTCAAATGCGGTAAACTTCACTGTAAATTTTGAAATAGCAGAACTTGTAAAGGATTTTATGGACTATAACGCAGAAGATTACGAAACAGAGATTGTTTGGGTTGATTATCAAATAAGAAAAGATGTAGCTGGGCTTTCAATAGATTTGCCTATTGTTTTAAACAGAGGTTTTTATGGTTATGGATATTTTCAAGAGGGCGTTAATCCGCAAAACGATAACGGACTTTTACAGTCAAATCTAACAGTGGTTAAATTAGATGATGCTTCACTTGTTTTGCCTATTGACACAAACAAGGTTACAAGCGTTCAGTATTACTATGAAAACGATGCAATTTATGGAGAAACTTTTGCACCGTCAACCACGTCATCAACTCAAATAAAATACGTTTCAAATACTGTAAATGGAGCAGATGAATTTTCAGACAGGGTTTATAGGGATAACGGTATTTTAGAAGATAGTATCTGTTTACAAGAATTTTTAGATAATAATGTTACTTTTCCTGTTGATACTATTTATATTAATTCAGACGATGGCGTTTCTATTGTTAAAGTTGAAAATATTAGCGAGTGTAAATACGAGCCTTATAAATTAAGTTTTATAAATAAGTTTGGAGCATTGCAAAACCTTTGGTTCTTTAAGCGTAGTAATAAACAACTATCAACGAAAACAGAAGATTTTAAAAGAAATACACTTGTAGCAAATAGTTACGCATTTGACAAGCACCAACAAAAAAGCCTTTATAAAATAGGCAATGAAAAAATGGACTTAAACACAGGTTTTTATCCAGAAGAATACAACGAGGTATTTAAGCAAATGCAATTAAGTGAGGATTGTTGGATAGAAATAGACAACGTTGTTTTACCTGTTAATATTAGTGATAGTAGTTTTAGTTATAAAACAAGTTTAAATGACAAATTAATCAATTACAATATAAAAATAGATTTCGCTTTTGACACTATAAACAACATTAGATAGATGCAGATAATTGACATATATATAAGAGAGGGCAGAAAATATGAGGGAGAGGCTTTCTTTCCTACACAAACAAGGCTTATAGACACTTCAGTAGATTTCACAAATGGAAATTTTAAAGTAGGTCAATTAGTAGAAAA